ATAAGAAGTTGACGCTGAACCTAAAGTCATTGCCAAATAAAGAGTCGTATTAGCAACACCACTTGAGTACATAATTCTATAGTTGTCATATGTTGACGAAAATGCATTAGTTATCACTACGCTCGATTGGGTAGTGCCAACAGTAATAATCCCATTTGACGCTGTTCCACCAGAGGAACAAGTAACAGTGGTAATTAACTCTAAACCTGTTGGGTTTTGTGCAGGGCTATTAGGAACAACCCATGCTGACCCGTTCCATACAAGTAGACGGTTTGTATCGGTCTCGTAAGTTGTTTGACCAGTCCAAGGTGCAGATGGGCGAGTAGAAGATGTTGCTTGGTATGGCGACATTGTGCCACCACCTAATTCAACCCATGCTGAGTTGTAGTAGATGTAAGTAGCACCAGTACTGGTGTCATACCAAAGGTTTCCAGCAGATGGGGAAACTGGGGCAGTTGCAGAACTTGTTAGTGGAGCGCCGGGTCCTGTAGCACCTGTTGCCCCTGTGGCACCCACATCCCCAGTTACTCCAGTGGGGCCTGTTGCTCCAACACCAGTAGGTCCGGTGTCTCCTGTTGCGCCAGTAAGCCCTGTAGGTCCAGTTGCACCAGTGGCTCCTGTAGGACCCGTAGGTCCGGTTGCTCCCACGGCAGCAGCGTTTACCCATGCAGTGCCGTTCCATTGTAGGACCTGATTAGTAGCGACGCTTGTTATTGTTACGTCGGTTAGGTCATCAAGAGACGCAACCGTAGATGCCGTACCCGGAAGAAACTTAGTTCCATTGAATTTGAGAACTTGGTCGCTTGCTGCGCCAGAAGTGTCTACCTCAATGCCATCAATAAAAAGAACTGGAACTTTGAAGGTATCGTCAGTCTTAAGGACGTTTGCTTCGTCGCGATACAGATTCGTGTCTCCGGTTGCTGACCCAGAAGCCCAAGTGATTCTTCCACCTGCATCAATGCGAATTCGTGGATATGCATCAGTGCCAACACGAGCGGATACCGCTTCATCACCAGCATTGGCGAACTCTGTTCCGCGTAACGGCGTTCCTACAAATCTCGTCATTGATACAGCCTCAACTGTCTCTTTCTATTTTGTGCGCCCCTCAGGGCGCTATGTATTACCCGATTACTACAATTGTGTAAGCACTTGACGACGGAGCAACGCTAAAAGAAACAGTGACTGTGTTGGCGTCAGTACGAACAACATCTGCAATGACTGTATCATAGTTTGCTGAGTCGTAAACTTGAACCATTACTTCTCGTGTATTAAATGCGTGAACGAGAGTAAACGAAGTATCTACTCCGTTACCTACTGCTTTTGTAACTTTTCGAGCAAGTGCTGGTGTGCTTACTCCAGCGCCCTGAGTTCCACCAGCGGCGAGGTTTGTTCGTGCGGTTGCTTCCGTGGAGGCATTGGTTCCGCCTCGTGAGATTAAAAGTGAATTAGTTGTTGCGGCAGTCTGCGACAGGTCAACAGCACCAAAGGCGGGAACCCCGCCAGAGCCTGCACGGAGAACCTGATGTTCCGTTCCGGCACTGGTTACATCAAGTGCGCTTGTTCCGTTACCGTAAACAACACCGTTGTCGGTAAACGACTCAACACCGGTACCACCAGCGGTCACCGCAACAGTTGTTGCATCCCAAGTACCAGTCGTGATTGTTCCAAGAGTAGTAATTGTGTTTTGACCGATATAACCAGAGTCAATGTCTATTGAGTCCGCAATTACAGAGATGCGACCTGCCGTACCAACGGCATTGATTGTATTTCCGGTTTTTGTAAGACCGTCACCAGCGGTGATTTGTCCAGCGCCCGAGAATTGAACCCAAGCAATTGCGTCAGTACCTACAGTAATAGCTCCGTTGCTTGTAACAACCCAGCCAGAGTCTGCGTTTACGGTACCTTCTTCAACGAACGTGAACGCCCCACCAGATACTTCGCCAGTTCCATCAAAGTCTGTTGCGCGAACAGCAGCACCAGATGCTTGAACAACGTAGATTCCGTTTTCAGAAGCTGTGCTTTGGTTCTTAACAAGAACACGGTCGCTGGTAGCAAGAGTTACTCCGTCAATTGCATCGCCGTTTTCTAAGCCAGAAGCAAGAAGCACTGCCGCAGTAGTTGCAGCACGGACTGACTGCTTAACATCAAGACCCGAGCGGGCTGCATCTACATAAGCTTTAGTGGCAGCATGGGCATCTTCAGTTGGGGTAGCAACCTTGATGTTGCCAGAGCCATCCCTGATGACGAGTTTGCCTGCGGTGGCATCAGATGTCGCATCATCAAGTTTTGTCTTGTCAGATGCCGACATAACTCCAGCAGTAGAGGATGTAGCAAGGTTTGGTGTTACGGTTACTTGGCCGCCAGACTCAGTTATTGTGAGCGCTACGGACGAAGAACCAGCAGTTGCAATGCCATCCAAGAACGTACGCCAGGCTCCACCGTCATATATCCGCAGGGTATGGGTTGTCGTATTGTAGTATACCCAGCCCTCAAATAGACCGCTAGAAGGGTCTGTTGACAACTTCTCAAAAGTAGATTTAATTAATTGATTTTGATTTAAGTCAATATTTGTGAGAAACTTGGTTGCCATTGGCCCTTGCCTTTATGTCAGATATGCGTACCCAGAAAACGCCGCAGTAAACAAAATCGTTATCTGCGTGTTGCTATCATATTTTACCTCACCAATGACAACCGTATCTGCAGTATCAACAACCATTACAGAAGGTTTTCCGCCAAGAGAGTGAGTTATTATCCATGTAGCGGAAGCGGTTCCTTGAGAATGAACGTGCCGTCTTGTGTTTCCGGCGGCCCCTCCAAGGCGGACAACTACCTGATTTGCTACGTCCTGATTAATTATTACCGTATTCGGAGTGTCTTCGGTAACGATTACATTGTTCGGTACGTTACTCATCTAGTTACCTGCGGAGACAGGGTGACGGAGCCTTTAAGTATTCTCTGAACATTGCCATTTGCGTCAGTTATCTCAAGGTCGTAAACCCCATCCGACGTAATATCGGCTGTGATTGATGCGCTCAAACTGATCCTAAGGGCATTTACTGTTCCGCCGGGCTGAATTTCTATCCTACCATTGGAGCTGTTTAGTGTTGCTTGTGTGGTTGAGGAGTCAATTGTTCTCCTAATTTGCATACTTGCACTATGCCCAGTGAGGTCAAATGGCAAAAAAGTTGTCACGTCGCTTGGGTCGGGATACTCAATCTCAATCAGTCTCGTGAACGTTGCGCCCTGCTCTATGAATAAATTGTAATTCCCAGCAATCATCTAAAGAATCTCCCAACGCATATTAACTGATTTTATATTATTTTAGATCAATAAATTGACAGTTTTGGAGATTGCTAAGGTTTGGGCGTTATGTTTTTAGATAATATCCAAAATACACTTTTCATGTGTAGAATAGCACAGTGCCAATATGTTTCTTTAAACTACAAACTAGAAATTTATGAACAGTATTCAAAAAACAAAAAGTTCCCATCTGAAGAAAATCTCTAACGCTCCAACGGTTGGATACCTAACCACCGACTGGGCATGGGGAACCGACCCCCTCCAGCCGAATGGGTGTGCTTGGTATCGGTGCGTCCTGCCTGGAATGGAGTTAGAAAAGCGTGGTTGGGTAGTTGGTGTTGGTGTTCCTGGATTTAATGAAAAAGATGGCTTTGGAATGGTTACTGGCGCTGGTAAAGCAATCCATGGGTGGGATATTATTGTTCTTAAGTTGATAATGCATAAAGATGCTCTTGAGGCGCTTGACAGAGCAGACGAACTTGGACAGAAAATAGTCGTAGACGTTGATGACTTTTTTGATGGATTGTCCCCAACGAATCGAGCATATGATGCTACTGACCCCAGTAAGAACCTACAGAACAATAGGGAAATATATGCAGAAATAATAAGAAGATCATTTGCCATAATTTGCTCAACTCAATTTTTATTTGATTATTACTCAAAAATACACAAAAATGTTTTTTTAGTGAGAAACAGCATAGATTTACATAGGTACCAGTTCATTCTTAATATGAACAAAAAAAGACAAACAGCAAGACCGAACAGGACTACTATTGGCTGGGTTGGCGCAACCCCATGGAGATCTGGAGATTTAGAACTTCTTTCAGGTTTTATTGGAAACTACATATTAGCCAATAACCAAAAAATTAGATTTCATCATTCTGGACACCTGCCAGAATCACCTACTGCCGCTGAACAGTTAGGTATAGATACAAGATTTGTCACAACGGATTATCTAACCCCAATTGGTGACTACCCAAAAATATTCAACAATATAGATATAGGAATAGTTCCACTAACCGACATACCATTTAATCATGCTAAATCTTTCATAAAAGGCCTTGAGTATGCTGCTGCTGGAATCCCTTTTATTGCATCTCCAGTTCCTGAATATAAATTTCTTTTTGATTCCGGAATAGGAAGAGTTGCTTCAACCCCTGAAGAGTGGATTTATCATTTTAATGAATTAAGAGATGTTGGTATACGTAAAGAAGAATCAAAAATCAATATTGAAAAGCTAGAAGATTTTTCAATTCAAAAACGTGGTGATGACTGGGAAGCAACTATGCGTTTTATACTTGAGCAAAGTATGTAGCTTGTATGGATATTCAGTGGACATTCGGGATAATAACTGGCTACCAAGATAGAGAACGTTTAAAAAACATTATTGACAATATAATTTCTTTAAATATTCCTGAATTTGAAATATTAATAGTTGGCGGAAACAAGGGCGACTTCTTTGTTGATTACCCGCAAGTTAAATTCATTGACTTTGATGAGTCGCAAAAACCTTTATGGATTACTAAGAAGAAAAACATAATAGCTAATTTAGCGATGTATGAAAACATAGTCATCATGCATGATTATCATGTTTTTGAAAACGACTGGTATGTGAATTTTAAGTCTTTTGGAACTGATTGGGATATCTGTTCTTGCCCGCAGTATTTAATTACCGGCGCACGAAACCCAATGGACTGGTCGCTATGGGACAAGCCGGGACACGGGAGAGCATGGTCTCTCGAATACGACGACTGGGCACAAACTCAGTACATGTACATATCTGGTGGATTCTTCATTGTGAAGAAACACGTACTGCTAGAAGAACCGTTTGACGAGTCTCTTGGATGGAATGAAGGAGAAGACGTTGAGTGGTCTCTTCGTATTAGAGATAAATACGTAATGAAGTGCAATAAGAACAGCATTGTTCGTCACAATAAGTGGCATAGGCACGCAGGGCAGAATCCAGATGAAAAATAATTTTCTCGTTATTTTTGACCTAGACGGAGTCTTGATTGAGTCTCGAGATGTTCACTACGATTCTTTAAATATTGCTCTTAGCAGAATAGATCCAAAATACGTAATCTCCCAAGAAGAGCATCTTTCCAAGTATGACGGTCTTGGAACAACGACAAAACTAAGAATGCTCTCAGAAGAAAAAGGACTCCCTGTTTCTTTTCACCAACGAGTCTGGGAAGATAAACAAAAAGCCACTCTTAAAATACTTTCTGGTTTTCCTAAAAACTATGTCGCTATTGACATAATGCAAACCCTCAAAGAAAAAGGGTGGAAAATTGCTGTCGCCTCAAATGCTATAAGGGAAACCGTCATTACTGCACTGGATGCAATTGGTGTTCTTAAGTATGTCAGTTACATAATGAGCAACGAAGATGTTAGAAACCATAAGCCACATCCTGAAATGTATTGGCAATGTATGGTTTCTTCGGACGTTGCCCCTGCAAATACGATAATCATTGAAGATTCGCATATCGGCAGGGAAGGGGCGCTGAGCTCTGGGGCAAACTTGCACGCAATAAAAAATGCTGGAGATTTAAATAAAGAACGATTAATGCGTTTTGTTGAAGAAATAGAAACTAGGGGAAAAAAGCCCGTTGCATGGAGAAATGAAAAAATGAATGTTTTGATACCAATGGCTGGTGCTGGCTCAAGATTTGCACAGGCTGGATATACATTTCCAAAACCACTAATTGAGGTAAATGGAAAGCCAATGATTCAAGTAGTTGTTGAGAATCTTAATGTTGATGCACATTTTATTTTCTTGGTGCAAGAAGAACACTACGAGAAATACAACCTAAAACAAGTACTGGGCCTCATAAAGCCAGGGTGCGATATCGTTTTAGTAGACGGCATGACAGAAGGAGCTGCATGCACAACGTTGCTTGCTTCTGGATTGATAAACAATGATGAGCCCCTACTGATGGCAAACTCAGACCAGATAGTTGAGTGGGACAGTAACGAATGTCTTTATGCGTTTGGCGCAGAGGGTGTTGATGGTGGAATACTCACATTTAAAGCAACGCACCCAAAGTGGTCATACGCAAAACTTGGCGAAGATGGATTAGTTAGCGAGGTTGCAGAAAAGAATCCAATCTCAGACAACGCAACAGTTGGAATTTACTACTGGAAGCATGGTTCAGATTATGTTAAATACGCTAACCAGATGATAGAAAAAAATATTAGAACAAATAATGAGTTCTATGTTTGCCCAGTATTCAACGAAGCAATACAAGACGAAAAAAAAATTCGGATTAAAGAAGTTCCAAAAATGTGGGGAATTGGCACGCCAGAAGACCTTAACTATTACTTGGAGAACAATAAATGAGCAAAGATAAAAAAGACTACCTAGACATGCAGAACTCGTATTATGACGAGTACGCAAGTCAGTGGAGCTTACA